ACTTTGTACTTTACAAGATTGGGTTCAAATACATAATAATCATTTTCCACTTCAGGCATACCAGCCCACATAAGGTCTCCAAAGAAAAATTGATCCGTAATATGGGGAATGGCTCTTTTAAGAACCGGTACTAATAATGCTTCTGCTTTCCACAAACTTTCTCTCACCGTACCTCTGTTTTCATCATAATCTTTAATGGTTGTCCCCTTAGGCAATTTATTTTTAACCATTTTATCATACATGTGTTTGTCGGCAAACAAAAACTTTCCATCATCCAACCAACCAAAAATTAAAGCCGGAAATCCGTCCCATTTTAAAGAAATTGTTTTACCACTTTTTGCCAAGGAAGTAATTTCTTTAAAAGCTTTCATAGCACCTTCGATTCCACCTGTAAAGATACTGTCTTCTAAATGTTCTATACCTTCTTTCAATATTTCTAAAGATACACTTTCATTTTGAACATAAAATTGTTTAATAGCATTCCATTTTTCTGGATGATTAATTAATTTGTTTTTAATACCGGTTAAACTAGCTAGATCCCTTCCAGTGGCACCAGGCCCCAATAACATAACAGCCATTTCGTCTTTGTTAACGGTAACGACTTCTCTAGTTTCTCTATTTACTAATCCACGATCCGGACTATATTGTAAATTACCCTTTCCGGTCTTTGGATCTATGGTGTCACTTGCCAATATTGCCAGAGCTGGATAAATGTCATTCCAAAGATCTCCTCCCCTCATATCAGGGTCTTTAGAAAAATCATGTGTGTGTAACGGCCAAACTTCTCGTGGTCTCGGGATCAAATCCACAGAATGACTTTTTCCGTTGACAAAATAATTTACAGTCAGGGCACTAGAACTAGTAGTTGTCGGATAACCACTACTTGTCACGTATTTTGCTAGTTCCCATTTACTAGCAGCTAATTGTTCTTTTTGTCTTTTAATAGGATCAGCTAAAATTGCTGCTAGTGCTTTTGGGCCTATCGGGTTTTTGACTGTAGGGTTGTGTTCGTCTGTATATTCTTTAATATCTTTTGGGAAAGCCTTTATCAATTCTATAGGATCTATTAAAATATCAATATCCCCCGAATCTTTTCTACCTCCGCCACCATAAAGATGTTCTGGATCAAAACTACCAGCCCCTCCAGCTCCCCAATATGAATCCAATTCTGCTTTTTGAAGAATTGGTTTAATTATTGATTTGGCTGTTAGAAAATCTTGTTTAGTGACTCGGGATACTTCCACTCCTTGTTTTGCTAAAATCTTGGCGGCTTCAAAAAAAAATTCTTTAAAATTCATACTATAAGAATGTATCTATTTAGTCTATTTTACTATAAATATAGTATAGAAATAAAAACTATGCCATACAAAATAAGAAAAAAGGGAAAGGGTTATAAGGTTTGTAAAACTTCCGGAAAATGTTATAGTAAAAAACCACTTTCTAAAAAAATGGCTCAAAAACAAAGAGCTGCCATTGCGATTAACACTTATGAGAAATTTAATTATTTCTCCAATTTAATTGAATCTGTTTTAAATGAATAACTATCCACGAGGAGTTGTCTGCATAAAAGACCATCCAACATTAAAATTTGGCCAAATTGTTTTAGTGATAGAAGTTACTGCAGATTTGTATAAAGTAAAAGCAGATAAAAAATCAGCTCCTACTATAATAAGCAAAAAAGATTTAAAAATGCAATAGATTTTTAATAATTCTAATTCATAATAAAGAATGGATAAAAATATTAAAACCCTTATTAATCAAACAGACATTCGCAATGTTATTAAGGGTTTGGGTACTACTATTTCTTATGATTATAGAAACAAAGATCTGAATGTCGTTTGTTTATTAGAAGGCAGTTTGGTTTTTACAGCCAATCTTTTATTGCAGATTAAAATTCCAGTTAATCTTTATTCAATCAAGGTCACTAGCTATGAAGGTAAAACTAGTAGTGGAAAACTTAGTTATAATGTAAAAGATCTCGATTTTTGTAAAGATAAGGACATTCTACTCATAGATGATATTTTAGATTCGGGATTAACATTGTCTACAGTGGTTTCTGAAATGGAACAAGCTGGAGCCCACTCCGTTAGAACCTGTGTACTTCTCAATAAACAAGTAAATAGATCTGTTAATATTGTTCCAGATTATAAAGCCTTTGATATTGATAATGAATTTGTGATAGGATATGGCATGGATTATAATGGATTATATCGTAATTTGCCTTATATTGGGGTGTTAAAAGGATAAATAAAATTATGAAGTTTGATAAAATTGTTGATAAAATTTTAAAAGAAGCCAGTTATGATTCTTATGGACATCGTCTAGGCAGGGGTGGTGATGAATATCCTACCAGGAGAAAGGAACATGCCCCAATCGGAATGAAACCAGAACGGTTTTCTATCTTAAAAGATGGCCAGGTTATAGAGTCGGGATTGGTTCATATGGATGCTTTGAAGGCAAAGTATAAAATGGAAAAAGAACATCCGGGAGCAAATATTGAAATAAAACAAACTATGGATGAATCTTGGAGTGGTGAAAAAACAGTTGGTGAAACAGAGACGTGGGACATCACCGACCTTAGTTCCGGAAAGGTAGTCCATTCTTGTGGCTCAAAAGAAGATTGCTATGATTGGTGTAAAAAACAACCCAAGTCTAAACAATTTTCTTTCCGTAAAATTAAATCTTAAAAGTTTGTTATTTAAGTGATTTTTTTTTAATTCTTCTGTATCATATGAGTATGGTCAGAAATCTTTTAGAAAGAGAAATTGTATTAGTTCTCAATAAAAATTGGCAGGCAGTAGGCACTAAAAATCCTCTAGAAGCCTTATCAATGATGTTTTGTGATTCGGCGACTGGTTTGCACATAGAAGGAGACAACATGTCTCCAATGTCTTGGGAATCCTGGTTAGAACTTCCTTGTCTGGAAAATGATTATGTTTCTACAGTTACAAGCAAAATCAAAATTCCTAAGGTTATTATATTAGCCAAGTACAATCAAGTGCCTCATAAGAGACCTAGATTAACGGCCAAAAATATTTGGCAAAGAGATAATGGTACTTGTCAATATACTGGTAAGAAATTAACTCCTAATGAAGGTAATATAGATCATGTGCTACCACGATCTCGTGGAGGTAAAACTACCTGGTCGAATTGTGTATTGTCTCACAAGGACGTCAACTCTTTAAAAGGAGATAAAACTCCTCATGAAGCTGGTTTGCGTTTACTTAAACAACCAAGAGAACCAATAGCCATACCCACTATTGTCTATATTAAAAACCATCATAATATTGAAGAATGGAACACCTTCCTAATAAAAGAGTAAGTTGGGAAGAGTATGCTATGGGTCTAGCGACTGCTGCTTCAGTGCGGTCGGAAGATCCTTTTTATAAAGTAGGTGCCTGTGCTTTGAACAAAAAGAACAAAGTTATAGGTACTGCATATAATGGTTTGGCTTCTGGTAAAGTAGTGGATGAATCTTTTTGGGCAGACAGGGATAAAAGACGTCCTTATATGATTCATGCTGAAGCCAATTTATTATCTCTTATCAAAAGAGGTAAATGTAAATTATTGGCATGTACTTTACTCCCGTGTAGTGCGTGTGCTACTTTAATAGCAGCTCATGGAATTAAAAAAGTTATATATAAAGAAGTATATAAAAGAGATCAGATGGCTCTAGACATATTTAAATTTTATAATATTAAATGTGAATGTGTAGAAAATAAGTATTGGGATGAATCCCCAATCTACATCTGAAAAATTTGGTCAGTGGGCTGAATCTTTTGCTCGCTTCTTTGGTACCCCGACCTTTATCATAGGTCAAACCGTAATTGTAGCTATTTGGATTTTAATCAATTGTTTCAACAAATTAACTTTTGATCCTTATCCTTTCATTCTTTTGAATCTAGCTTTTAGCACTCAAGCTGCTTATGCTGCTCCGTTGATCTTACTAGCTCAAAGTAGACAATCTGACAGAGACAAGGTATGGTCAGAAGCTGATGCTAAACATCGAGAGGAAGTTAGTAATTCTCTTATAAGAAGACAGAAACACGCTACAGAAGCGGATAAAAAGATAATGGAACTAATGGCAGAACATGCCAAACAAAATTCTCTACTAATTGAGATGTTCCAACGAATAGAGAATTTGGCAAAAGAGATACATGCTAAAGTGCTTTAGAATTTAAAACAAATGAATTAAAACTTTCTACAGAGAGTTTTTTGTCTTGTACATTGATTAAATGTTGAGACAATTTATCCAATAATCCATCATTTCTCAATTTTTTGAAGACCAGGTTGTCTACGCCAAATTCTCCATCCTTGGCTAAGCCTTCTTTTCTATCTTGAGAAATTTTTTTCTTAATTTTATTTAAGAATTCTAAGTTGGTGTTTTTGTTAATGTTGTGAAGTATCAGGTCTTGATATTCATTAAATTTTTTGTTAAACAATTCTTCGTCTACGTTTATAGATTCTTCATCAATCAACACTGGATGCAAGATCCATTTGTTATCTAAAATACTATACACCCCGGTTGAAGTGTGTGTTTCTTCTGTATTCTGAATATAAACTTCAACCTCTCTGCCTAAAATCTTTATGTCGTGTTCATTATTCCATAAAGATTTTTTAGCCAGTACATAATCTCTGGTTAATTCTTCTTCACATTTGACTTTACTAAACGGTACTAGAATATGCAAATCTATGTCACTAGAGGAAGTATAGTTGTAATTTGCTGAAGATCCGGTTAATGTAATGTCTTCTGGTTCTTGGTCTATTTTAATAGTGGCATAAAAAGTTGCTGCTATTTCCAATAACTTTTCTTGAATCTCTGGTTTCAATACATCATCATCATCATCCCACAAATCTGGATTTAATTTGTAATGAATTTGTGGCCTCATAATTCCATTCCTTCAAATTCTGATAAATTAACCTGTGTGTCTCTAGCTCCGATCTTATAAGAGGAGATCTCAGTTTCTTGAGGAGCAACTTGAACCTTTTCTGAGTTCATAAATTGATCATACCAAGCTCCAAGAGGATTCTTTTTGACATCAAATATTTTATTATAACCCAAAGAAGCTAAGCGATTATTTGCTAACCATTCCACATAACCTTTGAGAATGTCTGAATTTAATCCCATTAATCCACCTTGACTAAAGAGATAATCTGCCCACCGTTTTTCTTGTTCCACCGCCAAACCATAAACATCATATATCTTTTGGGTATTTTCCTTTACAATGTCTTGAAATCCTTCTGAAGGTTCTGTTTTAAGATAGTGTAAGATGTTTTGAGAAACTGCTACATGAAGATTTTCATCTCTTGCAATAAATTTGATAATTTTTCCATTACCTTCCATCTTACCTCTTGCTGCAAAAAAGAAACTGCATACAAAAGAAGTATAAAAAGAAAGACCCTCTGTAATTTGGGTTGCTAATAAAGCATCAAATATTTTATTTTTAATATTTTTAGGTTCACCAAAGAAATTATCATATTCTTTTTTAATCTCATTGGCTCTGTGAACTACTTCTGTATCTTCTAAAATAGAATTCCAAAATAAAGATTCATCTGTATAAACGTTTTTGAGAATATGAGAATAGGAGCGACTATGAATATTGGATTCAAAAAATGCCCATACATTCATACAAGCTTCTAATTCTGGATTACTGACATAGCTTCCCATTTTAAGAAGACTTCTACTCAACATAGAATCGGTCATGGTTTGCCATTTCAAATTTGTATCAAATACAAATTTTTCTGATTCAGTGAGATCATTATAGTCATTACGATCTTTAACCAAGCTTACTTCATTGGCTCTCCAAAAATACTCTTCCATTCTTTCTGCGAGCTCAAATAATTTTGGATACTTGAGCTGGTCATATCGTTGAAGGGCTAGGGGTTCTCCGAGAAACAATGGCTGTAGGCGAGTATCAATGTTTTTAGTATTTAAGACAGTAGACATATTTATACTTAGTTTAATTTATAGCTATAAAATTTCAAATTAGATTGTGCAACTTCCACCAACACAGCCACTTCCTTCGTCTGTAGCAGATTGTTTATCTCCATCATAAGTGTTGCTATAATAAAGAGTTTTTACACCCATACTATAAGCATATAACAATTCTTTAAGAATTACCGAATCCGGCAATGCCTTATTTGGATAATGATCATAATTGTAATACAGATTTGCTGAGATAGCCATATCTGTCCATTTTTGAATTGCTGCTACTATATTGATATAACCAGTGTTATTAGTCATATCAAATTGTAATGTATACTTGTTTTTATAAGTAGAGTAATTTGGAACTAATAGCGGTACCGAATTAGCTTTAGAACCTTTATAGGTAAGCAAAGACCTAGGAGGTTCTATTCCATTGGTGGAATTTTGAATAACAGAACTGGATTCACACGGCATCATAGCCGTCAATGTAGAATGTCTCATGCCATGAGTTAACACTCGTTGTCTCAGTTCATCCCAATCCAAAGAAGGTTTGCGGGTTACTACTTGATCTACTTTCTTTTTATAGGTATCAATTGGCAAAACTCCTAGTGAATATTTGGTGGTATTAAATTTTTCACACCGACCCTTTTCCTTGGCTAACTCTACTGATGATGCAATTAAATGATATTGTATCTTTTCCATCAAAGTATCTACAAAGTTAGGAGCCTCTGTATCCATATACTTGAGATTATTCTTAGCTAAGAGAGCTGCTAAATTAGTAATTCCTACACCGAGACTTCTGCGTTTCTTTGTAAAGTTTTCTGCTGCTTTGGTGAAGTATTCTTGATAATCAATAATTTCATCTAGCATGCGTACAATTGTATCACATGTATCTATTAAATCTTGATCATCTTTAATTTCTAACACATTAATAGCAGAAAGAACACAAATACCAATTTCTCCTTCTGGATCATCTATATGTTGAATTGGTTTGGTGGGATGAGTAACTTCCACACAAAGATTGGTCATGCAAACTCTTTCTAAGAAAGATCCATGTTCATTACAATGATCCATGTTCATCACGTAATATCTTCCAGTCTCTGTTCTTTCTTTAGTAAATTGAGACAATAGAGCAGAGGCTTTGACCTTCCTTTTATACTTTATCGATTTATCTGCTTCACATTTTATATACAATTCATCAAACTGTGGAAGACCAAAAGATTCGGTCAATTCTGGAACTTCATGTGGAGAAAATAATGTAATGGTTTCATTTTTCATGAAGCGCTCATAAAACAATTTTGAAAATTGAATTACATAATCTACTTTTCTAACTCGATTATCTTCTGTACCACCGTTATTTTTTAAAGAGAGAATATCTTCAATTTCATAATGCCAGATTGGAAAGTTAACCGTAGCTCCTCCTCCTCTGATACCATTTTGTTGACAAGACTTGACGGTGGCTTCAAATACTTTAAGGAAAGGAATAATTCCGGTATGAATAACACTCCCCCCTTTAATCTCTGTACCAATTCCTCTAATACGACCAAAATTCAATCCGATTCCGTATCTTTGAGTAGTAGCAAAACCAGCAGCAGTATTGGAACTAAAAATAGATTCCTTAGTGTCACCCACATCAATGAGACAACAAGACGCGTATTGTTTAAGAAGACCTCTAAGGCCGGCCATTTGCGGGGTAGGTAAATTGATTTTAAATTTACTGAATTTGTCGTATGCTCTTTTGACATAATTTAAACGGGTATTTTGAGAATAATTAATATGACTCACCATAGAGGCAAGCATATAAGCAAATTGAGGTGTCTCAAATATTTCCTTGCTCTTTCTATTTTGAATGAGATATTTGTCACACAATTGCTTTAATCCAGAATAGGTAAAGTTGTAATCTCTGTCGTGATTAATTTTATCATCTAATTTGTCTATCTCTGCTTTAGAATATTTTTCTAAAATTTCAGGATGATATAGATTTTTATCTGTATTGTTTTTAATAAAATCATAAAGACGTGGAGGATTTTTTCCACCCCATACATCTTTACGTATTTGATAATTCAATAATCTTGAGGCAACCCATTGATAATTAGGATTCTCTTCATTAAACAAATTAATAGAAGTGTCTATCAATACCTTGTGAATTTCCTTAGTAGTAATGCCATCCACTAGATTTAATTTAGTGTTAATAGCTATATCCGAAACACTAACTCCGGTTATATTTTGGGTTCCCCATTTTATTACTTTGTCTATGTTTTCTACATTAAATGGAACCCGTGTTCCGTCCCGTTTTGTAACGTGAAGAATTTTTTCACTCATAAAAGATTGTTGTCTATTTATACTCCCAAATCACTCATATTGCTATTTGTTTTTGCGTCTAGCAATTTAATTTTTAAACGCTCTTTGTTTGTTTCAGATTGATATATTTTATCAGCTATTTTTTTAAGAAATGTTGCGGCCTGGAGGGTTGTACATGTATTAATTAGACGAGATTCTGCATATAACACAGAAGTTTCATTCCAGGTTGGATGTAGATAATGTATTAGTTCATGCATTGTTGTGGGGATAATATCTCTACGATAATCCAATTCTATATCTGTCATGTAACAAAGACCCACAGTACTATGCATTTTTCTTAAATTAAAAAATTCTGCCGGTTTAGAATCAACCAAATCAACCAAATCAACAAAGAGTTTTTGTACTTCTTCATTGTTTAATTTCATTTATTTGGATTTTTGTTTTTTATCACTAGCTACCTTAGCCAGCTCTTTCAATTTATCTTGAACAATTAAAAATCTTTTTTCTGCTTGTTCTAGTGTATTACAAGTCCAACCCCTATCACCCCACTGAGAAGAACTGGGATACAATTCTCCAGCCTCTATCAAATTTCCGTTAATTGTTATTCCATCGTGTCTGGTAATAATGACCACTTCAAAGTGTGCTGTAGCATTTGTACCGGCCTGTTTTCTCCTGTATATGGCTAAATCCCCTTCTCGTTTAAGAAGAGTGTGGCGAAATTCCTTTTTGACAAATTTTTCAGCTAGTTTTTTCATAAAACAATTATCTGCGATTTTTAAAAAAATATCAAGAAAAAAAAGTGATTGTTTTTTTGTTTGAAGATATTATATGTTATAATGAATTTACAAACAATAGTAGACCTTGAATTAGCTTTCAAGGATGTTACCTTTTTTGATAAGGGACATTCTTATAAGATAGGAGATGAGGAAGGAACTTCGGTTTCAAGGATTATCAAAAAATACGAACCATATTTTGATGCAGATAAATTAGCTAATATTGTTGCAAAAAGACAAGGGGTCTTGGTAGAAGATGTTAGGCATCTTTGGGATTTTAAAAGAGAGTATGCTTGTGAAAAGGGTACAATGGTACATAATTATATTGAAAATTATATCTTTCGTAAGAGAACTTTATTAAACAAAGAAAATATAAAAACCTTTATTAAAAGATATCCAGAGAATGTAACAGAAGAAACCTTCTACAATGATGTAGCTTGTCATATTAAAAATTTCTTGGAATTCTATAAGTGGTGGAGTGAAGATCATATCTTAGTAAAATCAGAATATGTCATGGGAGATAAACCATCCCGCATTTGTGGTACCCTAGATAATCTCTCTTATAATTTTAAAGAAAAATGTTTTGTAATTTTTGATTATAAAACCAATAAATTATTAACAGAAAAAAAGTCTTCTGATAGTATGTTGGGAATATTGAAACATTTGCAAAGCTCTCACATAGTAAAATATAGTTTACAATTACATCTTTATTCTCTTCTAATAGAACGTAATACAGGATTAAAAATAAATAACTGTAATATAGTTTGGATTGGAGGTTCAAATTATGAATTAATTCCTACAATAGATCTAAGGGTAGAAGCTGAAAGTATAATTAATAACCATACTATAGGAATAAATTGACCTAGTTTTTGTCCAACACTTGGATAAGTAATCTTACAACTAAAAAATATATGGCTATTATTAATGACTATCTCAATGTCCTGAATGAAAGTAAAGGTTCTCATGCAGTATCTGGACCTAAAAAAACTGGACCTTTTTTTGACGGTGGAGATAAAAAGGCTCCTTTCAATAATTCAGATGAAGTAGAAACCCCAGAAAAATCTGCAGCTCATTTAAATTCAGCTTCATCCGACTCCAAGCCCAAAGTTGCAAAGGCCACTACATTAGGTGATTCTGTTAATCCTTTTGACAAATTATTCAATCAAGTGTTGTCTCAAGAAAATTGGGAACAAGAAGAAGAAGCTAATGAAGTCAGTGGAGGAGAATCTCCGGAAGGAAATTTGGAAATGAATTTTAGTGGAGATACAGAAACCGGTGAAGGAGAGTTCGAAGAACACGGAGAAGGAGAAGGAGAAGGAGAAATGGATGCAATGACAGAACTCCTAACCCATTTAAGAGCAGCTGTTGCAGCTTTAGAGAAAATTTCTGGTCATGAAGAAGAAGAAGAAGAAGAAGAAGTAGAAGAAGACACAGACACAGACACAGAACCAGATACAGATACAGATACAGATACAGATGAAGAAACTAATCTAGAAGATTCAGTTGATGCTGAAGAGTTGGGCCATGCTTTAGTAGATCTTCAAAAATTAAGTGCTGGTTTATCAGATCCCAAATCCCGTACAGTAAAGGGAGCAGTTCCAGTTTCAAAGGGTAAAGCACAAACTCCAAATGGTAAAAAACCAGAAGGCAAGTATGTACCTTTCAAAGGTAACACCAAACCTTTAGAAGGCAAAAAGAATGATGTTAACGGAGTTTCCAAAGGCAAAGCTTGGTTCGATCAATAATTTGATAGTTCAGTATTAATAGTTAAATCCGCCTTCATACGTATGAAGGCGGATTTTTTTTACATAAGTACTATAATATTATGGAAGATAATTTTTCTTCATTCTTTAAAAAGAGTAACAATGGTGCAACCTTTAATAGTGGACCTAAAGCAACCAAGAACACTAGAACCCATCACCAGAGTACTGCTAGAATTACCAAGATGGATCATCGCAAAAGTGGTAAGATGAATTTGGTAGCAGCCAATACAAATCAAAAAATTAAGCATCCATTAATCAGTCAATTTGCTAATTCCGGTAAAACTGTCATGCCAAATTTAAAATGGTCTATGGTAAGACCAATATTCCAAGCTTATAAGATTAAACATGATTTTGAAGAAGACAAACCTTATACCAAATCCATCGGTGGTATAAAATGTAAACTAACTGGATCTAAAATTTGTATTAAATATTTTCCAGAAAATCAAACCTGGACTCTTTTTAAAAAATAAAATATGGACTCTTTACGATTTTTAAATAAAAAGATCAATGCCAATGAGAGACAGAATTTCTCTAATTGGTGGAAAGAACAAATCAGTATAGGGGGTCAAGAAATAGTTTATTATAGTAACTTGACCCAATTATCTTCTAGTAATCCTTTATACGGAGAAAGTCCGGATGCAGGTTTTGCTCCTGGAGTTCCGATGATATTAGCATTGGCTCTTTCTAATGATTCTATACTTTTATCTAGGATGGGTATTATTGCAGAAGGGGATGTTACCGCCGTAATTCATCCTACCTTATTTGAAAATGCTTTAAGTTCTTTATCTTTCCACAATTTAAGTGCAGATGTAGTTAATGCAGCTGCTTTTTCTGCATTAACAGCTACTTCCTTTATTTGTTTAAGTTCTTCTAAATTAAGTGCAACCGCGTTTGCTTTCTT